GCAGTAGTGTATGACGCTAAGACCTCTTGATCCTGACGATAATTATATGGGTTACTGCATCCCACCAAACCCAAAGCTATCAGCGCGACGACTAAATTCTTCATTAATTAATCCTGTGATTCACTTGAGCTCATGCTAGCAGAGATGGCCTACCAGATAACATTTTTTGATTAAGGTAAACGTTATATCGTGGGGCGACATCCTTCATAAACCGACACTATTTCAGCAGTTACTTTGCCCAGCACGATGATCCCGTCCATGCCCTCTCCGTCGATCGTCTCGCCATCTGAAGTGATAATCCCCGTGCTGAATAATTTACCCAGCTGAGGATACTCGCCGAACTGGAACGCAACTATGTCGCCTGGTACTGGCGTCAGTGATTTGTCTGCCAGCACGAACCCTTCCGGCGTCTCTATCAGCAGCATGTTGTTCCTGTGAGGCATCAGGATGTCGTTCAGATCGAGACGGCGCTCGATGTAGTTTTGTTTTCGCTCTGCTCGGTTACCAGCTCGAAGAAGAAATTCTGATAGCGCCGTATCCACCTGTTGCACTCTGCCAGCGTCCATACGTGATTCAGGTCATCCAGCCGCTTCTGGAATGCCGCAGTGGTGAGCGTCTGCCTGCCCCGTCCATCCAGTACCAGTGAGCCCATGAATGCTGCCTGTATGTCACTCTCTCTCGCCATGATAAATCCTCCTCTAATTAATACTGTATGGATAAACAGTAATATCGATCAGTTGATTTGATCAAGGCGAAGTCGGTCACATATTTGTAAAGGTATTGAGGGGAAAGGGATTTTTGCTAAGCGGCAGGCGCTGGCTTTAACTAATCTCAAATCAGCCCCGCACCCTGCTGAGACAGGAGCGGCTAAGTCATTGCCCGGTCGCCGGGCTTTTTTCAAAGGTCTGGATTCATGACTCGGGCTTTTCAGGCCATGTAATATCGGGTGCCCTTGTCAGGTCGATGCGATTAACCGCCACTCGGTATATCTTCCAACCCTTGATTGCAGCCTCTTCTTCTTCAGTAGCCTCACCTATATCAACAGCATCCTGAAGTGGCGCCATGAGGTTAGCAGCCTCATAAAGCCGCTGAACTTTTTCAGCCTGAGCCTCCTGCTGGTACTGCTCTGCAGTTTTAACTGGATTCTTCTCTACTCGCGGTCCGTTTTCGTCAAAAATGGAATAGTAACCCTCGGGAGGTGAGCACCAGTTTTTATAGTCCTCTTCACTTATTTCATTGAAGTCCAATAGCGTGAGGCCCGTCTGAATCAGAGTGGCTTCTTTAGCAGACTCGGTGTCCATGAAGTAGAACCCCCGAACGCCCTCTTTAGTCGTGTACATCATGTGTTAACTACTCCGATGGCCGTATAATTTAACTGCACCTGTGATGTGACAGGCGTCCCGTCTTTGTTCGTGATAAAAGCCTGAAATCCGCCTGCACCGATATAGGTGATGCTGATAAAAAGCGTCGAGGCCACCTGCCCGTTACCATTACAGACAACAACACTGGTCGGCGGGGATGCAAATGCTGTAGCAAATGTCACTGTCGCCGTTCCTTGGCTAGGAACCGGAGCAGCAACATCACAAACAAGCCTTACAGACTGAGTCTGGGATATCGGCGCAACGGCTGCCCTGCTACTGCCAGAAATTCCAAGGTTAACAGCTGTCTGCCCTGACACTGCGCGACTTGAGAAAGAAATAGCTCCTGACAAAACTCCGCCGGTTTTATCGTATTTATTGCTGAGGGATGTTGTGAGCGAACTCCAAGATGGGCCGCTGTACTGACTTCCGTCAGGCAGGGTAACGGTTATATTGCCGCTCCCATAATAAACCTGCTGCCAATTAGCCTTATCCATATTCAGGCCGCGTATGGCTTTTGCAACGTCCGCTGCAACCTGAGCAGTTATTCCAACAAGTGCAGCATTGGGTACGGCTGTCCATGCCACACCAGATGCGTTAGGTCCATTGTAGGCAGTAATGAGCGTAACGCCTGTGGCTGAGCTGACCGACTGCACGCCGAGCGTATAAGTAATGCCGCCAACAACCGCAACGATAAAATCGTTCGCTTTAAGCTCAGCTGTGAAACTGGTCCCAGAACCTGTCACAGTTGTCGAGTTATTGGTTAATGCAATAGTGCCTGCTGGCATAGCTTTCTCCGGGCAATAAAAAACCCGGCGCGATGGCCGGGTTCATTGATTTGAGTTATTTACTATTTCTGGCAGGTGCTTTCGGTGAAGTTTGACTTCGATACCCACTTCCACCCAAAGGGGTTGCCCGCGTAATACTGTGTTTGATTAGCGACTTTCCTAACTCCGTAAATCGGAACGGCCACGTCCTGACCACCAATCCGGGCAATCGCTGAGCACTGCTGAGGTGGCAAAGTCTGACAGCCTGCAAGAGCGGACACGACCAGACACAACAAAATCTTTTTCATATTTCATCCTTGTTTAATTTTTCCCTCTTATACCCTCAGCTTAAGAATACATCAATTAAATTGATGAATTTCTAAGATCGATTTTATTAATACCTCTGAACGTTAACTGCTACCAGGCGATTTCGGTAACTGGTTAAAGTGCCGGTGCCCCCGCCACCAGTATTAAGGTTACCGATATAGCCGCTGGTGATTTGCGTGGTGCTACCGTTGAATCTTGCACTGCTTGCATACTGAGCAACTACTGGATAAACCTGCCCACCCTGGCTTACTGTGCCAACATAACTTCCAGTATACGCTGGTGCTACAGCCCACTCTCCATTAAGGGTAAAATTAGCGGTGAATCCAGACCCAGCCTCAGACCCTTCATCTCCCAGCTTCTGCACGTCACGCAACACCTTGGTTTCATTTGTCAGAATGCATCGGCCCTGAGAGTCATTTATCTGAATCCCCCACGCAGGAATGGGCTGAAACTGATACCCGAAAATATAAACACTGACTGTTCTTGCCGCGCCAGCGCAACGTAAGCTCCAAATCCCGCCAGATAATTCCAGCGCTTCACACGTGCTCTGGGCGTTACCCTGAGCGCCATTGCTGTTAACAAATACAAACCTGATAGCACCGTCATTGTTAAATAAATTTATAACTGTGCCACTCCCATACGCCGCAGGCACGCTGAGCACACGTTTTTCAAGGAGGGTTAATGGCATTGTATCGCCGATATAAAATGGTACTCCTGCTGAGTCTGTCAGCATTGCTCCGTAGGACATATCACCTCACGAATACCAGAATATTTCCGGGGACATTAGGGAAGGTTCCAGTTGAGTAGTCAGTACTTGCCACCTGACCTACAACAATATTTGCTCCGCTGGAATATATTTTCTTCCTGCCGTTACCACTTCTGTCCCCGCTGGGCTGAAACAGATAGTCAAGGGAGTAACCGGAAGGTAATGAAAATGATTGGTTATAATTACTGGTAGCGTCAATCGACATAACGCCGAGCGAATTAATCTTAACAAGCCCGGTATTATTATCTGCCCCGCTTTGATCCCAGGTTCCGAAGCCATATGCCATTAGCTCAGCTTCCCCATTCTTACTCTCAGGACGCCATTGCCGTCATAAACGGATATCTGGTTATTGGTTTGCACCATTCTTCCATTGCCTGGCTCATAGCCATTATTTTCAAAGGTACCGTCTTTGCTGAGCCTCCATCCCGTAGCGCCTGCAACGTAATTTGTAGATTCAATATATGCCGCGATCATTGCGCTTGTGATCGTTGCATCACCTATGAAGGCCTGATTGATGATGGTCTGCCCGTTCTGAATGGCAAAGAAGGTTTTCGGCGTTGTACCGACCTGCGACATCACGGCGAAGCGATCAGCCAGGAACAGCACCTGCGTCTGCATGCCTGAAGGACTGTTCTCAACACCAATTCCCATACCAGCTGCGTACTGTCGACCGTTGCTGTCCACCGCTACCTTTACGGAGTACTGTGCTGATAGCTTGCCATTGGTATCAGCCAGCGCTGTCGAGGTCTGCTGTATTGCTGCCACGTTGTCACCCACTGCCGCCTGCACCTGCTCAAACTTCTGTGCATAAGCCTGATCGTTAGTGGCGATAGTCTGCTTAACGATCAGGATGTCGGCCCGGTTCTGGTTAGTTGCTCCAGCAATTGCCATCTGGTGATCGACTGTTGCATCGAGGTTCAGCGCATTCTGCAGCATGGCATCAATGTTGGTATCGACTTTGGCAATGAGCTGCTTGCCGGCATCCGTCTTCAGAACCTGCTCTGTGATGTCACCCAGTAACGCGGTCGCATCAACACTGCTGGCACCTTCCACAAACTTGGTCCAGTCGCCAGTATTGCCGATTCGGTCCACCAGCCGTGCGCGGTACCAGCGGCGAACGCCCGCAGGCATCGGTCCGTGCTGGTAGCTCACACCAGGATAAGGAACATAAGCCAGAAACTGCGGATTCTGCCCGTCTGCCGTTGTGGCCACCTGAATCTCCGTGTAAGAGGTATCACCGGAACCATCAGGAAACGCCCACGTTACATCGATTGCCCATACTACGTTATTGGTAGCGCGAAGATTTACCGGTGTGCCTGGTTTACCTGCCTTACCGATGAGTGATGTTGAATCGGCGTACCCCCATGGAGATGAAACCTCAGCGGCGTTGACAGCTCGCACGCGGACATCATAGACGCCAGTATAAATACCCTGAATGCTGAAGCCCTGTGCGCTGGTTACTGCAACGTTAATCCAGTCGCCTTTGTCCTTGCGCCACTGAGCCACATAACTGATAGCGCCCTCAACACGTTCCCACGTTACCTGCATTGATGAGACAGACAAACCCTGCTCAACGAAACTGACTTCGCTGATTTTGATGTTGGCCGGTGCCTTGAGCACACTGATGGGCGTGACCGTGATTGGTGCTGGCTCAATGCGCACGCCGTCATCAATGTACCGATACTTATTCGGGTCGTGCTGCACGCCGGTAATGGTAAACGTGCCGTCATCGTTCCCGGCTACTGAGGTGATGCGGAAATACTGAATTGCCAGCTTATCGCTGTCGATGGCCCAGACTGCCCCCGCCACCGGCGTAATGCGGAATGAGGTGTTCACGCTGACCGTTTTCTTATCGGCGCTGATGCTGCCGATTGTGCGTGTCTGCGCGGTACCGTCTGGCAAATTTACAACCAGTCTGTCACCTGCAGCGTAATCAACTGCACGGTCGAGCGTGATGCGCAGTCCGTTAACCGAACTGATGCGGCCACCGTTCTGCTTACCGCTACGGAACGGGTCCGCTACACCGATAATCTCAGCCGGAATTGGGATGTAACCGTCCAGGCCAACGCCAAATGACACTGTGCCATCTTTGGCATTAGATAGAATGGCCCAGCGCCCGCGCCGGTGCGCCTCGCTCTGAGACGTACATCCGATGGCCGTCAGGCTCATTTCGCGGACATCGTAGCGCTGCACCAGGTCTGAGTCGTAAACCCCCTCTACCGTATCGGAATAGTGGTTTATCGGATCGGACCAGCTCACCTGACAGGACGAATAGCGGTTCTTGTAGCTCCCACCAGCATACGTGAACAGGCCGTCAATGACGTTCGCCGCGTGGTAAACGAAATCAACGTCAATGTTGCCGTCTGAATCGACCTGCGGCACGTCTGCATTAACGAAAATCTGGCTGTTACCCCAGAACGTTATCCCACGGAATATCGCCGCAATGTCCTTCAGTACGGTGTAAGCATCCTGCTGGCTCTGGATGAATACATTACATGTAAAGCGCGGCTCTGTGCCGCCTGCGCCGTCTGACACCATCTGATCGCAGTACTGCGAAATGCTGTACAGCTCCCACTTATCTATCATCGTGGCATCGACACGTGTCCCCATGCCAAAGATTTTATCCAGCACCAGGTCATAGAAAATCCACGCCGGATTATCGGTATAGGCATACTTAAAATCACCCTGCCATGTTCCTGCATAGGTACGCGAAACCGGATCATATGTCGTCGGCACTCGGACCAGCCGCCCTTTTGGCTTGCAGGTGACTTTTGGTGCCTGACCACTGAACTGGCTGGCATCCACCTCGATATAGAGCAGCGCAGTGTTTGGGTAGCGAAGTTTGCTGTCGATGACTTCTGCAAAAGAAAACACCTTGAAGCCGTTTACCAGCTTTGAGGATGTTGAGTCAGCGGTGATGCGGCGCACCCGTATAGACCAGCCGGATGTCGCTTTAGGTAAATCGATGCGGTGATCGCGCTGATATTCAGACGTGGTTTTACCATTGAAGCTGCCATTAACAACCGTCACCCATGAGCTGCCGTCTGTTGACAGGTCAATAGCGTACTGCGTCACGGTGCCAACCATGTCGCCATTGTCTTTATACTGATACTGCACCGGCAGGCTCAGCTTGATGCGAACGGCATCAAGCGTCAGATTTGAGAACTGGCGGGTCCATGCGACAGCCTGCGTCACTGCAACGCCCACTGACAATTCATTATCAATTTCAGGCATGCCCTGAATATAGGTCTGGTCCTGTGTTCCCCTGCGCCAGTCCCACACGACACCGGTAAAGTTATAGGTGCCGTCTTCGTTCGCCAGCTGCGTATCGTTCAGGTAAATCTGCTGCGCGGTTAAGTCGCCCTG